CATCCGAGAAGTTGATAGAGGCGGCTTCTGCCAGTTGCTTGATGTTTCTCATCATCCCAAGTGCTTCCATGCCATCCAGTTCCTGCGCGGCGTCAGCAGCTTTGATCAACACCCTTCCGGTAAGAAATTTCACCGACTTCTTCATTGCCTCAAGAGAGGCTGTTATTTCGGAGATGAGAGAAGGAACACCATCATCTTCCCAAGGAGCTGGAGCATTCTCGTTGACAAGTCTTTCACGGCAAACCTTCCATCGTTGGGTATCTTTCCATACATCTACGGTTGTGTGGCTTACTTTAAGTTCTTGGGCAATTTCGTTGATGGAGCGCCCAGAGCAATACATTGAAAATGCCTTGATACAATCCAGTCTTTTTTGTTTGTCCATGGTCTCCATCTTTGCTGGAGGTGGCATTAGAACTTTTGGTGTTTCAACTTCCCAAGGGTAGGGCATTTCGGAATCGGGGTTGTCCTTCCAGATTTTGCTGTGCTTTTCCCAATTTTCGCTATGAGTTATCTTATCAAGATAGGCTAGGGTTGTCACACCCAACATCCGCATTATTTGTTTCTTTGGCCTATTAGCAACATACATCCTGAATGCGCTTTGTCTGTTCGTGAGATTGTCTGGGCTTGACCACCCCGATGAATTCTTGCTTGTTCTTGCCATGTAAAGTAGTTTAGTAGGAATTTATCAAATGGCAACTTCGGATAACGGGATAGAAAAATACGGCAGGATTTGGAGTCCCAAAGATGGCATGGCCATAAGTCCAATCCGAATTGAGATGGACGCATTTCTCATGGGCCTGACCCCAGAAGAAGGAGGGTTAGGAAAAGCCCGCCATTACAAAAACATCGTATCTGCCATCTGGCCAACCTTCCAATGGCACAAGTGGGCCGAACTTTCAGCACAGGCTTTTTGTAATAGCGTCCATGAAGTGGATGAAGCTTCTGGACACAAATTCATCCGAAGTGTCACTGGACTTGCTGGAGGAACAGACTCTGGAAAATCCTATGGAATGGCCGCATTTGCTCTGGTCAATTGGTTCTGTGATCCAATCAACACAATGTGCATTGTGGTCTCTACGAGCAAAATAGACGCAAAGCAGCGTATCTGGGCGGCTCTTGTAAAGATGTATCGGGAAGCCCGAACTTTGGGAATTGCCTCTGGCCGACTCATAGAATCGATGGATATTATCAAACTATCCGAAGAGGAGGGAGCCATCATTGATCCTCAGACGGGTGTAAGCGATGCTTCGTCGATCATGCTTCTTGCTGCTGGCGATGAATATAAGGACGATGCCCAAAAGCGTCTTCAGGGTAAGAAGAATCGTCGTATCGTGTTGATTATAGATGAGTTACAAGACTGTTCTGCATCTGTAATTAATGAAGCAATTTGGGGATTTAAGGGCGCTCAAGAGCTTTATGTGGTAGGCGCTGGCAACCCCGCATCCATATTTGATCCCCATGGGAAATTCTGCGAGCCAATCAAGGGATGGATGAGTGTGGACGAGGACACGCCGAATTGGAAAATACGAGTAGCTGGTATTGAGGGGATATGCATCCGCTTTGATTCAGAAAAAGACAACCCCAACCAGCAGGCTTTTGAAGGGGGGTTGGGTCTTCGCTACCCATTTCTTCCAAAACCCAACGATGTTGCTCTGGCAAAAAAAGAACTCGGAGAACTCAATCCTCAATATTGGCGCAAGTTCAGAGGATTCTGGCCACCAGCAGATGCTGATGATTCTACCATTGTCTCAGATATCCTCCTAGCCCGTCATGGAGCTTTGGATAAACCGATATGGGATGGAACCCCGAAAGATATTGCGGGAGTAGATCCCAGTTACACTGAAGGAGGAGACAGGTTTGTTTTTACCCACATGAAATACGGAAGGCTTATTTCTGGAAAGTGGGCTATAGGCGTAGAGAAACAGTATGTGCTCAATCGTCGAGCGGGATCTCAGGAGGACTTTCAGTATGAGATGATCCAACAAATCCACGATCTTTCCACCAAATTGGGAATACCAAATCAATGTATAGGTGTGGATGCTTCGGCTGGCGGGATATTCTGGTCTATTGGAGAAAGGGAAATGCTCAGAGGATGGCACGCCGTATCATTTGCTGGAGCGGCCTCTGATCTTCCTGTCAGTGCTCAATATGCCATGAGAAACGAATCCACTGGAAAACCCCAAGTTGGAAAGGAATTGTTCCACAATATGGCCTCAGAACTCTGTTTTGTGGCTCGTTACTTCTTGGAGTGTGAGCAGCTAAAGGGGATTACTCCAGATCTTGCTTGGGAGATGACACAAAGAAAATATGTGCGCCGAACCAGAAAGATCATCATTGAGTCCAAGACTGACATGAAAAAGAGGATTGGAAAATCTCCCGACTTGTTTGACTCCTTTGCGGTAGGATTATTTGTGGCCAGAAAGGTATTTGGAGCTATGGCGGGATCTGAGGCCATCTCTGAAAAGAAGCGAATAAACAAAGAGTCATTCAAAAAACTTAAACAGTCCTTGACTTTAAAATCCAATTGGTAGATTCTAACCTGATTTTCTATGGCCGAATTACCTATCGCTCAAGCGGACATTTGCATCTTTCAGGGAGCAACCTTTAGTCAGACGTTGTTTTATGAAAATGGAACTCCGTCAGTTCCAGTAAATCTTACTGGCTATTCGGCCAAGATGCAGATTCGCTCAAAGCCCGAATCTAAAGCAGTAATCCTTGAGTTGTCCACATCTAATGGACGTATCACATTGGGCACATCTGGAGACTATTCAACAGGGGCAATCAATCTGTTTATTTCAGCAACTGACACAGGCAATCTAAGTATATGCGACAAGGCTGTATACGATCTTGAGTTGACTGTTGGGTCTGTTGTCACTAGGATATTGCAAGGTAACGTTATTATTTCGCCGCAAGTAACCCGATGAGCAAGATCTGTATTCCTATCCCATCTTCAACCGTTATTGGAGTTTCTTCGACTCCAGCGACTACCCCCAGTCTTAATATCTTCAGAGTTGAACCTTCGATTACTTCGCTTACTGGTGGTGTATCGACAAGCCTTGATTACGTCCCAACGGCCTCTGGCGTTTACCCTGTTGGTATTTGTGTGTTTTTGGTTATTTCAGGAATCCCTCACATCTATCAGTTGGTGGCTGGAACCGCGACAGAAAATAGCCCATCAATCATTTTGCCCGATGACTACAATGCATCAAGCAACGCCAAGTATTGGGTTCAAAGAATGTAATAAATGAAAAAGCTAATCATCTCACTTATCAGTCTTGGATTGATTGTATCTGGATATTCCCAGACACGCAGCGTTTTGGTTGGGACAAACAACGCTGTTGTCAGTCCGACAAATTTCTGGAGTGCCGATGCTTCAAATGCCCGTTCTGGACTTGGACTTGGAACAGCGGCAACAAATCCCGCAACCGCATTTCAGCCTTCATCTTTGGTGCTTTCCAATTTGGCATCCAGCAATGCGGTTAATCTGACCAATATTAGAGCTACAAATATTACTGGAGCTTTGTCCATTGTTTCTGGTGGAACAGGGGCAACCAATGCTGCCACGGCTAGGACAAACCTCGGACTCGGTTGGTCTGCACTAACCAATAGCAACGCAGCAACATCATTGCTTTGTTTCACAACTAATGGAACAGTATTCGCCAACACGGGGACAAATGTGCTGACGTTTACAAATGCAATTCGGGTTGCTGACACGCAAATGCAAGATGCTGAGATTTCTTGGGCCGGTGGACCGTTTATTAACTTTGAAGAAAGGGTTTTTGACGATGGCGGTGGTTCTGGTTGGCAATTCAATCAGGCTCCAAGATTTTCAGATCCTTCTGGAACACGAGATAATCTTGGTCTTGGTGCAGGGCAAACTGTTGAATTTGCCAACATCAAATGGAATTATGGGCAGGTGCAAGATTTTGGTTTGCTGGCCACTGGCGCTGCAATCTACAGCTATTCAACTACCGCTCCTGCATTTACAAATATAATTGTCTCTCTTGGTGATGGGCTAACTGCAATTACGGCATATAGGCCACTTGGATTCAATAATACCTCCAACGCCGCCACTACCCGCACTAACCTAGGACTTGGGTGGTCTGCTCTTACAAACAGTAACGCAGGGACTGGTCTTGTTTCTGTCTCCACTAACGGAGATGTGGTAAGCCCAACTAACTTCTGGAAACAGGCTCCTATTGCAACAACGGTTGCATTCTCAGCGCCTATTACAAATTCTACAAATGCAGCGACAAATTCCCGAAATCTAATCATCCAAAGTCTTTCTTCCAGCATTAACAACACAACCAATACATTACTATTGCCGACCAACACCTCCACATTCAATGGGGATACGGCAGTAGTCATTCATTCTGGTGGATCGGGATCGGCAACTGCGGTTCGCCAAACTGGGCAGACATCCAATCTGATTGTTCTTACCAACTTCGACCATGCGGTGAGATTTCTTTATTTCAATAATACATGGGATTTTTACCACAACATAGCATTTGTAGAGCCTATTTATTTTTCTGGAACCAATGCAGAAGCCAATGCGGCAGCAAGCAGAACTAACCTCGGCCTACCGCTTACAGCCCTTACCAATACAAATAATTCCAACTTCCAAGCAGCAGTATTTACGACAAACGCCGCACCCACAAATTCTGCAAACGTAAATACTGTAAACTTTAATACCGCTATTGCATGGATACAGATTACCGTTTCCACCAATGGAACTAATCATAATTTCCGTATTCCAATATTCCAATGACCAACTACTGGAGGATTGAGAGAGATATCGACATTGTCCAAGGAAAAACTTGGCAGGCGAACTTTCGTTATCTGACAAAATCATGTAATAAGAAGACCAATGTTCCATTTGATCTTACGGGCTATGGTGCAACCATGGTTATTCGGGAGTGTGCCAATGATAGCGCAGCATTGTTAACACTCACTTCTGGCAACGGTATTACCTTGGGTGGAATCGCCGGAACAATTGAAATAACAATTACCGCAACTCAGGCCGCTGAATTGACCGCAGGAGACAATGTCTACGAGATAGAACTTTACCAAGGATACACCTATATCGCCTTTGCCACTGGCAAGGCCAAGGTATATCAAGAGATTGTACGATAGCAATGGAAGTCATCGAAGTCATAGAGAAAGAGATTGAGGTAATTGAGGTCATTGAGCGCGGCCCTCAAGGCGCTGATGGCGAAGGCATTCAGGTTCTGACCACTCAAGGCGATCTTGTTTATCGTGGATCTTCGGCAGTTCAACGTCTGGGTATTGGAACAGCAGGGCAGGTTTTGAAAGTAAACAGTGGAGCCACTGCTCCAGAATGGGGAACCATATCCACAGCACCAAGCGGTCCAGCGGGTGGAGATCTTGCAGGAACATATCCCAATCCAACACTGACAACTACAGGAGCAAACGCCGGAACATACACCAAGGTCACTGTTGATACCAAGGGAAGAGTAACTACTGGAGCAACAGCAACTCCTACAGATATTGGAGCAGCAGCGGCATCTCATACCCATGAACTAGATGAACTGGCTTCTACCGGAATCGAAGCAGGGAGAGTTTTAACAGCCAATGGATCTAATGGTGCTAGTTGGGAAATAGGTGGTGGTGTAACCTTCGGAACCGCCGCAGGCACGGCGACTGAAGGCAATGACGCTAGGATTGCTAATATTAAAGCGAACAGTATTTCTACGTTAGATGGCGTTACGTCTGGGGAATATACTGGCGGTATCGGAGGATCAATAGATATTTCTGGAGGAAATCCTGATATCGGCAATGTAAACGGAGGAGCGGGCGGAATTATTGAGATGAAAGGCGCTCCATTAGAACGATCTGGAACATTAAAATTGAGTGCAGGATTTCTTGCAGGGGCTGGCAGCGCAAGAGGTGGTGATATTGATCTTCGTGGTGGATTTGCTGGTGGCCGTGGTGGCGATATAAAAATGATTGGTGCAGATAGTTATTCGGCTGGAGATATAACTACAAGCTCAAGTAACTATGCAAATGGTGGATCAATTAATACAGGTGCAGGTGC